AAATTGTCATTTCGTTTGGTGTAACTATGTCAAATGTCATTGTCCAACCTTCCATATAGTTTTCAAAACGTTCTGTAAATGGTTCTAAACTTGCCGTGCCTTCAACCATAAATAAATCGTATGCTAAACTTCCGTGTTTTATTATTTCATACGCCCTGTTTAATACTGCGTGTTGTGTATTCAGTACGTCAATTTCGTTGTCGTTACCTAAAAAAATATTTGTTGTTGCGCTCTTTGACAAATCAACTATGTCCATAGCTATTAAACTAATATTCCAAGTTACTGTGCGTTCGTCTAACGTGCAGTTGTTTACCATTATATGAACTAAAGGAAATATTGTTTGTTTACTTAAATCTACTTTAAAAATGTCTCCTTGTGTTACCGTGTTTACAATAACGTCTGCGTCAAAGTGTGTTTTAAGTTTGTCTAATAATTCAAAGTAACCTGTCATTTTTTATACATTTTATTTAATTGGCGTTGTTCAATTTCTTGCTTTTGCTTTTCGAAGGTAAGATAGGTGAGACATTGAGTAAGTCTATATCCGGTGACTGTGTCAAATCTTGTAACGTCTCCTTGAGCGAGTGCGTAAATTGATTGATACCAACCCCATTGTTTTCCAAATTGAGCTTGTTCGCTAAACTCGTTTGCGTCTTCCTGTTCGTCTTTATCTGCCGTTCCAAATAAGTAAGCGTAGCTGTCAATAATTCGCTTCCTAAATTCCAAAAAAAAATACTTGAACTTATTGCTATGTCAACAGGCGTAAACTTCATTAAATCGTGCATTTCTGCCATTGGTGTATAGTCAATTATTTCGTACTTGTCTTTGAACTTCATCTTTATAGGCCTGTACATAACAGCCATTGCCTTGTGGTAGTTTTCCCACTTTAACAAATTGTTTTCAAGGTCTACATATTCGCCAAAACTTATGTTTTCAAGGTTAGTAATAAACCCAAACTCTTGACTTCCGATTTTAAATGTAGGTTGAAATTTTGGCTTTTGTTCAAACAGGTTTTTAAAGTGTACTATTAATTCGTTTAAACTTGTTAACTTCATTTTTACAATATCCTTTAGTTCTATTCCGCAGAATATTTGAACCATTTTTTGTGCAATAAATTCTTCGTCGTTGCTTCCTTCCTGAACCTTTAAAAATTCTTGGTAGCTTTTTAATGAAATTTCGTTTAAAGTTGTTGGTACGTTTATTTCTAACTTCATATCTTAATAATTAATTATTCGTGTTTTTGTTGTGTTCGTTTTTTTGTATGTATTCGTAAGCTTGTTTTAGCATATTAATATCTCGGATGTCACGTAAATATATACGAACCTTTACATCTTTTTTTTGGTAGATGTAAATTTGTACGCATTGCATCATTACTTCTAAATCGTTCATCTTATAAAATATAAACCTTTTGTTGGATTGTCTAATTGATATGCTACTGCGTACCTTAAAGCATCTATTGCGTGGTTGTGTTTGTCAATCGGTGTTTTTGACTTCTTCTCAAGCCAAGAATAGTTGTTTAGTTCTTTGATTAAATCTATACTGTCTTCTGTAATTACAAGGTCGTAATCCTGTAGTAAACTTATTCCGTAAATAACAGAGTCTGCTCCTTTAATTGTCGGCACAACATTATTTCCAAGTGCGTTTAGTTCGCTTATTAATCGTGGTTCTGAATTATCACCTACTATTAAATCTTTACTTGCAAAGTCTGAATTTAACCTTGCTATTTGACTTGTTGTTAGCGCCTGTTTATAGTACAGTAACTTAACGTAAATGATTTTGTTTGTTTTGTCTATGTTTGTTTTGACTAACGTTGTAGGGTCTGCACTAAATCCGTAGTCTTGACCGTACACACTTACTCCAACTTCTTTAAAGTCTCCTATCTTCCAATTGGTAAATATAACTCCTTCTGCTTTGTCTAACCAACCACCAAGTATTGTGTGTTTGTACTTTTCAGGTCTTCGTTCTTTTATGTATTCAACTTGTTTTAAAAAAGACTCGGATAGGTTTTCGATGTTATCCAAGTACGTTGTGTGTATGTAAGTGGTATCGTTTTTTATTAGTGTTGTTCCTTGTTCTATTCCCCTACTTTCAAAGAACTTGTCGTATATGAAATGTTCTTTTGTCGTAGGATTTAGAATAAGAATAACTCTGTTTTGTTTTGTCTTGTGCCTTATGGATAAATCTATTTTGTCGAACGTGTCTTCGTCTGTAAGTTCTTCCGCTTCATCAAGCACCCACGTAGTAACTCCTTGTAAAGATTTTAAGTTTGCAGTCTGTGTTCCAGAACTTGTCTTTATTCCTTTGAATATTATTTTACTTCCTGTTTGTAAGTTTATTATTTCGTCTTTTGTTACGATAAATTGGTCTTCCATTTTCATCAACTCAATCTTTTCTATAAATTCTGGAATGATTGAAATAGATGCTGAAACTAAAGTGTAACGTGTAAACAAAACAACGTGTCCGCTTTCCTTCGTAAGTAATAACAGGAACGTTGTAACGCTGTAAGACTTGGACGAACCACGACCACCTGTTACAATAAAGTAACGTGAAGGACTTCCTAAATAATTAAACTTCGGGTTTATAACTATCAATTCGGAATAGGTCTTTTACATCAAAGTCTGAAACACTTAAATTAGTATCTGTAGTTTGTTTAGGCGCTCCATAACAACTATCCATAAGTGCTTTGTATGCGTTTACGTCTCCTTTATTTGCCTTTAATAACATAGCTAAAGTAATTGCTTGTTCTTGCGTTAAAGTTTCTTGTTCGCCTGTTAAAACGTTCTTTTGACTTGACGCAAATTCTAATAACTCTTTTACAATGGTGCTTCTGTTTTTACTTCCTGTAGGTCTTCCGTTTGGATTTCTTACTTCGCCTTTTGTTGCAGGTTTTAAATTTTCATCGTTAGCCATTTCTTCTTATTTTTCTCTTATTACTTTGTTAATTTCATTCTGCGTTTTCCTTCTTAAATTTCTTAAAGGTTGTGTAATTTCTAAATGTTTAATATTGGTTACTATCCATTCTTTGTTTGCTCCTTTTTTATTTAAGTATTCTATTGCTTCAGTCAACCGCATTTTCTTCAGTCGTTACTTCTTCTGTTTGTTCTGGACTGTATTCATTGTAAATTACTCTTAACTTACTTACTAAATCACGTAAACAACTTGAACAGGTGCTAAACGTTAATTTTTGGTTTAATACTCTGTTGTTAATTGCTATTAGACTTGTTTGTTCATCGCTTGTTAGTGTGTTCGTGTTTTGCTTAACATAAACGTCTAACGTGTTAAATTCGTCTTCAGTTAAACACAACGGTTTTGCATACGGAAATAGTTTGTTTAACTTTTCTTTACGTTCATCGCATCCGCAGTCTTCACCTGCAATAAATTTAACTAACTTGTCTATTCCTGTTGCCTCTGTAATCTTTGCGATTGTATCGCCTAATCCTTTACTTTTCATTTTTTCTTTTTTATTAGTTCGTAATCTTTATTTATAAAATCTTGGTAGTCTTCACCTACGTTATTTTTAATTCGTTTTTTACAAGTCTTAACCGTGTTAAATATACTTGTTACACTTATGTTTGTTTCTGCACTTATTTGTCTTAAACTTTTATTCGTGTTTTTGTACAGTTCAAATAATTGTTTGTCGTACCAGTGCCAACTATCGCACTCTAAATCTACGTTATTCAGCAAGTCGTTGTAAGCTTCGTTTTCTTCGGTGTTGTTTTCTTCTGCTAAATTATATACATCGTCTAAAGGTATAAATTTAATTTTGTTGTTTTTGTTCACGTGCTGAAGAAAAGTATTTTTTAAAGCCAACCACATATACCCCTTACTTATGTTTCCGTCTTTAAATAGTTTTTCTTCGCTGCTCCACTTAAATAACATAATGTAAGTCTCTTGAACTATGTCTTCCGCAAAAAAATACTCGCCAAATGTGTTTACCATTTTAACCCATTCTTTGTGATGTTTCGCAACTTTAGTTAGCCATTCCAATTATTTATGTTTAGAATTTAAACAAATGTATGATTAATTTTTCAACAATAAACAAACGAATTTATCAACAATTAGTTGTGTACAACAAAAAAAGCGCAAACAATTAAGTCTGCGCCTACGTTTTTAATCTGAAAATTTATTTATTTACGAAGTAATCTATTTTTTTAAGCGTTGAAAGTGAAACGTCCTTGCCCTGAAGAAAATTTGTAAGCTGGAAAAAATGAAACTTGTTTCCTTTGTCCTGTATTTCTTTAACTATGCTGTTTCGTTTTTTATAAACTAAAATCTTTTTTAATTCCTTGCGTAACTGTTCGTCTTGTATATACATATCAAAACGGTAAATCGTCGTTTACATCCAGCACTTTGTATTGTGGCTCATTATTTTTTATTTGTGGCTCATTCTTTACAAATGGTTCACTAAATGAAGCTGACATAAATTTAACTCCTTTTGCAGAAGTCTTCATCCATAACGCTACTTCCATATCCTTGCCGTTTACGTTTACCTTGCCTTTGTAGTCTGGATGGTTTTCCGCTTTTTTGTTGTCATTCTTAAAAATTGCACCTGTGTTGTTTCTTGTTTCCATTTTTATTTATTTAAATTGTTTGTATTCGTGTTTTAGCCGCTCCAAGTAAAGAACAAAATCCATCGCTTCTTCCTGTGCGTGTGTGAGCCATTCTAACGTGCTTAAATCCGTTCGTTCTAACGTTGTCTTGTATTTCTTCATTCCTGCTTCCGAACGTTCTTTAAATTTAGCCATTACGCTTAAAACGTTTTTGTCTTGTATTTGTATGTTCATATTTTAAAATTTACCGCGTCCTGTGAATATTTGACATTTTATTACTTCTTTGTTTATAAAACAAATGTAGTTCCATAGTTTTTTAATTCGTGTTTTCATATCAACCAAGTTATTAATCTTGTAAACCCTACTATTGCAAAGGTGTAAACTATAATTGTAATAATCGTTGCTAATGTTTTTTCTTTCATATTTTTATATTATTGTCGTTAATAAATTGCTGTAATTTTTCTCTTGCTTCAAACATTGGTTCGTTACCGTTGTATTTGTATTCGCTTCTTAACCAATGGTCAAACTCAACCAACGTTATATAGTAGTTTACTCCGTTGTTTGCAAAGTTGTATTCGTCTTTTTCTTCAGGCAAATTAAATTCAAGTATTGCTTTCATATCATAGAGTATTATAGCGTATCATATTGTTTCTATTAAACTGTTAAAATAAATCCTTGCTTCTTCTACTTTGTTTTGTATTTCCCAAATTACAGTTTCATCGCGTTCTATTTTAAAGACTTTTACTTTTGTTTGTTCTGGCAAATGGTCAAAGT